TGAACAGGATTTTTTAACTCGCCATCCTGATGCGGTTGTATTCAGCCCTAAAAAGCGCCAGTGGGGAACGCAGGATGATTTGACCTGCGCACAGTGGCTCTGGAAAAAAATCATCGCCCTGTACGAGCAGGCCGCCGAATGTGACGGCGAGGTGGTTCGTCCCAAAGAACCAAACTGGACAGCCTGGGCAAACGAAATTCGCCTGATGTGTGTGCAGGATGGTCGTACTCACAAACAAATCTGCGAGATGTACAGCCGCGTCAGCCGCGATCCGTTCTGGTGCCGTAACGTGCTCAGCCCGTCGAAGCTGCGGGAAAAATGGGATGAGCTTTCCCTGCGCTTATCGCCGTCCGTAAGCACGTACACCGAAAAACGCGAAGACCCATACTTCAAATCCAGTTACGACAACGTGGACTACAGCCAGATCCCGGCAGGATTCAGGGGGTGATCATGAGTCTGTTAAATGACGTTCAGAAATTCATTGAAGCCCATCCGGGGTGTACTTCCGGAGACATTGCGGATGCTTTTGCTGGTTACTCACGGCAGCGCGTTCTGCAGTCAGCAAGCAAGTTACGTCAGAGTGGGCGTGTGGCTCACCGTTGTGAAGGAGATACACGCAGACATTTCCCGCGCCTGACTGAGAGAGCGCAGGAGCCGGAACCACAACCAGTTCGTGAAACCAGACCTGTGCGCAAGTTCTATGTCGGCACTAACGACCCCCGGGTGATTTTGTGCCTGACCCGCCAGGCGGAAGAACTGGAGTCCAGGGGCTTATACCGTCGTGCTGCAACCGTGTGGATGGCGGCATTCCGTGAAAGCCACTCCCAGCCAGAACGAAACAATTTTCTGACGCGTCGTGAGCGGTGCTTACGGAAAAGCAGCAAGCGCGCTGCATCGGGTGAAGAGTGGTATCTGTCAGGGAATTACGTGGGGGCTTAATGAGTAATAAATATTGCCAGGCGCTGGTGGAACTGCGGAACAAACCAGCCCATGAACTGAAGGAAGTGGGCGATCAGTGGCGCACGCCGGATAACATTTTCTGGGGAATTAACACCCTGTTTGGCCCGTTTGTCCTGGATCTGTTTACTGACGGTGATAACGCCAAATGTACCGCGTATTACACGGCGGAAGACAACGCGCTGGCGCATGACTGGTCAGAACGTCTTGCGGAGCTTAAAGGTGCTGCCTTTGGTAATCCCCCATACAGCCGCGCCAGTCAGCATGAGGGGCAATACATCACCGGCATGCGTTACATCATGAAACATGCCAGTGCCATGCGTGATAAGGGTGGGCGCTATGTTTTCCTGATCAAAGCTGCCACCAGCGAAGTGTGGTGGCCGGAAGATGCAGATCATATTGCTTTTATTCGCGGGCGTATTGGTTTTGAACTGCCTGCCTGGTTTATCCCGAAGGATGAGAAGCAGGTGCCGACAGGCGCTTTCTTCGCTGGTGCTATTGCTGTTTTCGACAAGACCTGGAAGGGACCGGCAATCAGCTACATCGGGCGCGATGAACTTGAGGCATGTGGTGAGGCGTTTCTGGCGCAGGTTCGCCTGCAGGCGGAAAAGCTGGTCAGGGAGATGGCGGCATGACGACGTTAACTCAATGCCAGCAGCAGGTGCTGGATATGCTGATTTCTTATCAGAAAGAGCGTGGCTTCCCGCCAACCAATCAGGAGGTGGCAACCATGCTGGGATACCGTTCGGTGAATGCAGCGGTGGAGCATCTTCGCGCACTGGAGAAAAAAGGCGTCATCACGATAAAGCGTGGTGTGGCCCGGGGGATCACGCTTCATACCGCGGTGAAGGACGACGACAGCGAGGCGGTCGGGATTATCCGCTCACTGCTTGCCGGTGAGGAAAACGCAAGGCTGCGTGCAACTCACTGGTTACATGAGAGAGGCCTGAAAGTATGAAGCTGATCCTGCCTTTCCCGCCCAGCGTGAACACCTACTGGCGACACCCCAACAAAGGGGCATTTGCTGGTAAGAGCCTGATAAGCGCGGCGGGGCGAAAATTTCAGAGCGCGGCGTGCGCAGCAATAGTTGAGCAGTTACGTCGTCTGCCAAAACCAACGTCGGCACCTGCTTCAGTGGAGATCGTGTTGTTTCCTCCGGATAACCGGATCCGCGATCTGGACAACTATAACAAGGCGCTGTTTGACGCCCTGACCCACGCGGGTGTGTGGGAAGACGACAGACAGGTGAAAAGAATGCTGGTGGAGTGGGGACCGGTTATCCCGAAAGGGAAGGTCGAGATCACTATCAGTAAGTATGAGAAACCGGCGGGTGCAGCCGCCTGATTAAGAGGAGAAACGAAGTATGAATAATCTGATGGTTATTGATGGTATTGAAGTTCGCCGTGATGCTTATGGGCGTTACAGCCTGAACGATCTGCACAGGGCAGCCGGGGGAGAACAAAAAAACCGCCCGAAATACTGGCTCTCCAATAAGCAAACCTGTGAATTGATTGAACAACTTTTCACCGAGGGTGGAATTCCGCCTCTGGAACAAAATCAACCAGTTAGCGTCATTAATGGCGGAAATAACCAGGGGACGTATGTCTGCAAAGAACTGGTGTATGCCTATGCAATGTGGATCAGCCCGTCATTCCATCTGAAGGTGATCCGTACTTTCGATATGGTAACCAGCGCACCGGAAAAATTATCCGGGCAGGCTGCTGACAAGATGCAGGCTGGAGTGATTCTGCTGGACTTTATGCGCAGGGAGTTAAACCTGTCTAACTCTTCAGTGCTTGGTGCCTGTCAGAAACTCCAGGAGGCTGTTGGCTTACCGAATCTGGCACCTCGCTATGCCATTGATGCTCCTGCTGACGCGCCAGATGGCTCAAGTCGCCCTACGCTGTCGCTGAGTGCACTGCTGAAGCAGTATGGTATCCGCCTGACGGCTAATCAGGCATATCACCAGATGGTGAAGCTGGGGATCGTTGAACAACGCGAACGATACAGCCGTACCGCGATTAACAACATCAAAAAATTCTGGTCGCTGACGGCGAAAGGCTGCATGTTCGGCAAGAACATCACCAGTCCTGCAAATCCGCGCGAGACGCAGCCGCACTTCTTCGAATCCCGATTCCCTGAGCTGTTAAAGCTGCTCGATACCGTTCATTGAGGTGACCGTGAGAGCACTACTGACCCCTGAAATTGCCCCGCGTATGGGGATCGTATTGTTCAGACCAGGTTCAGAGCTGATGCCCCTGTTTATGCAGGGGCGTGTCCTGCTGGAGCCTGAGCCGGAACGTTATTCATCTTTCGCCAGTGGTGCCGTTCCGGCGGCATCACAACCGCTGGCGGATGATCCTGCCGTTCGGGCTGTGTTCCGCAATGAAGCGGTGATCCGTCGTGCTGGTGGCGTGGAATGTCTTGAAAGCTGGTTACTTCGTGAAAAGAGCTGTCAGTGGCCTCATTCCGACTGGCACAGCGAGAACATGACAACAATGCGACACGCGCCGGGCGCAATCCGTCTGTGCTGGCACTGCGATAACCAGCTGCGTGATCAGTTCACGGAACGGCTGGAATCAATGGCAACGGATAACTGTGCCCGCTGGGTGTTGTCTGTTGTGCGTCGGGATCTCGGTTTTGATGACAGTCACGTTGTGACAATGCCGGAACTGTGCTGGTGGCTGATTCGTAATGACCTGGCGGATGCCTTACCGGAAAGTGCAGCCCGTAAGGCACTGAGATTACCGAAGCCTGTTGTGCCGTCTGTCACCCGGGAAAGTGACCTTGTGCCTTCGGTTCCTGCCACCAGCATCATCCAGGATAAGGCGAAAAAGGTGCTGGCGCTGAAAGTGGATCCGGAGTCGCCGGAGTCTTTTATGTTACGCCCAAAACGTCGCCGCTGGGTTAATGAAAAGTACACACGCTGGGTTAAGACACAGCCGTGTGCATGTTGTGGAAAGCCTGCTGATGATCCCCACCACCTGATAGGCCACGGTCAGGGTGGAATGGCTACAAAAGCGCATGACCTCTTTGTGTTGCCTTTGTGCAGAAAGCATCACGACGAGCTGCATGCGGATACCGTGGCATTTGAAGAGAAGTATGGTTCCCAGCTGGAGCTGATATTTCGTTTTATCGATCGCGCGCTGGCAATTGGCGTGCTGGCCTGATTTTTTCGGAGAAAGGTGATGCGTGATATTCAGATGGTTCTGGATCGTTGGGGAGCATGGGCGGCGAGTGATAGTTCAGGAGTAGATTATTCTCCTATAGCTGCTGGGTTTAAAGGGCTTCTTCCCTATACAAGCAAAACACGTCAGGCTTGTTCAGATAGTGATGCATTAATTATTGAAGGTTGTCTTGCACGTCTAAAGCAAAAAAGACCTGATGAGCATTCGCTTCTTGTGGCACATTATTTATACAGAATATCCAAGCGTAAGATTGCAAAGGCGCGTGGAAAGGATGAGAAACTAATACGCATTGAGATACAGATGGCTGAGGGGTTTATTGATGGATGCCTTTCAATTCTGGATGTTAAACTTGAAATGGATTAGTGAAACCCCGGCTTAAGCCGGGGATGTTTCAGATTGAAGTGTTTTTTTCTTGGGCTCGTTCTTAGATGATTTTGTTTTCTTTTGACGATTGAGTTTTTTCTCTTTGCGTCTGTCAATATAATCGTCCCACCAATCAGGTTTTACTGTTGGGACGATTCTGCAAATATCAGCAATTGCAACAACAATGTTGCTCGATTGCACTCCATCGACGTGCTCTGCCAGTGAGGGAGGAACTTGTTGGTTCATTGGATCGAGGATAAAATCCACACCCTTTATACGGGCATGTTTAGCGGCAGGAACGAAATCAGCATCGCCAGCAATCAGGACGATCACATCAACTAGTTTCTCATGAGCAAGGATAGTTATATCCATACCAAGCTTAATATCGACGGCTTTTTGTTTATATTCGTAGTAGAAATCGTCGTTAGTTAACTCAGACCATTGAATTTCATTACGTAATAGTTTCTTAAGAGTATGTTCTTTTATTTGCCAGTTGCCGACGTTTGAAAGAACACCCATACGAAGTGCCGTTTTACGATTCTTCCTTAGCTCCTCATGAAGCTTGTTTCGTAAAACATTCGGAGCATGTGTCTTGAAGTTTTTAGTTGATGGGGTTTTGTTGTCTCCATCAGGCAAAGGATACTTAATCTGTTTATCAAGCGGCGGGCAGTCGTAATAGTAAATACGGTAAAGCTCAAGTGGTTCACGGTCAGCGTGAGCACCATGTGGAACCTCTACATGAAATTTAACAATTCGCCAGATTATTTTAACAAGTTGTTGGCTGTCTAACTCATGCCCAGGGAAATGTTTTCGTAGAAAGTAATCAATCCGACGGATGAAGTAGCCGCCGTCAATCAAGACTGCTGTTTTCTTCATTGAAAAACTCACAAAAAAAGCTCAGAACCGTTGAGTAGACCCTAAATATTATCTACGAACAGTGCTGAGCTGGTGACGCAATAATTAACTATTGACATTTGCGTTGTCAACAAATTTTGCACTGTTTAAATGTAAATTTTTTCTGCTGTCAACATATAGTGTCATCTTTTGCATGTTGACACTATATAAACGCTTACGCGGTCCGCAAAAATAATTGTATCATGTTAAGAGTGGTTACTTCGACTCCTTCCTTAAAACCGCAGTTGAGCGGTTTTTTTGTACCTGTAAACCTGGTGCAGTACAGTAAACACGCTGGTGGTCGTGAATACTGGCTTTTTATCTTGCTGGCTTTTTAGACAAGAGTTATTGGTATGTCATGTTAACCAGAAGGGAAAAAGACATGCTAAAACAGCAAGATATGACAGAAACCGCCGCCGTAGTCCTTCATTTCCTACCTGCTGACAAGTGGGTAACGCCACGCATGATGACGAGAACTACCGGAGTAAGCGAAGCCCGGTGCCAGTTAATACTGACTCAGTTAGTTCTGGCGGGGCTGGCGAAGGATAACGGCGGGTATGGGAATAAATTCAGACGCTGCCAGTAATGGCGGTTTCCTGCTGTGAAAATGGGCGGCTGGTGGGTGTTGGTAGCACCTGCCAGCCATTCGCTCATGCTTACTGGTCACAAGCGAACCACGGCCCACTGCTTTAGCGCAAAAGCAGAGTGAGCCTACCAGAGTTACGCTTACTGATCCATGAAAAACACTGTAAAAATAAACAGTGTTGATTTAATCAACGCTGATTGCCTGCATTTTATTCAGTCCCTGCCTGATGATTCCATTGACCTGATTGTTACCGATCCGCCTTACTTCAAGGTGAAACCCAACGGTTGGGACAATCAGTGGAAAGGGGACGAAGATTACCTTAAGTGGCTGGACCACTGTCTGGCCCAGTTCTGGCGGGTGTTGAAACCTGCCGGAAGCCTTTACCTGTTCTGTGGGCATCGCCTGGCATCTGATATTGAGATCATGATGCGTGAACGTTTCAACGTGCTTAACCATATCATCTGGGCGAAGCCGTCCGGACGTTGGAATGGGTGTAATAAAGAAAGTCTGCGCGCATATTTTCCTGCCACAGAGCGCGTTCTGTTTGCTGAACATTACCAGGGGCCATATCGCGGCAAAAGTGACGGCTATGCGGCAAAAGAAAGGGAACTCAAACAGCACATAATGGCACCGCTGATATCGTATTTCAGGGATGCTCGTGCCGAACTGGGTATAACGGCAAAACAAATTGCCGAAGCCACAGGTAAGAAAAATATGGTTTCCCACTGGTTTGGTGCCAGTCAGTGGCAGTTGCCGAATGAGGCTGACTATCGGAAGTTACAGGCACTGTTTTCCCGTATAGCGGCAGAGAAGTTTCAGGAACAACAACTGGAACAACCACACCACCAGCTGGTGGCATCTTATGATTCACTGAATCGCAAATATTCTGAATTGCTGGATGAGTTTAAATCTCTCCGGCGCTATTTCTCCGTATCAGTCTCCGTGCCTTATACCGATGTCTGGATGCATAAACCCGTTCAGTTCTACCCGGGTAAACATCCGTGTGAGAAACCGGCGGATATGCTCAGGCAAATAATCAATGCCAGTAGTCGACCTGGTGATCTGGTTGCTGATTTTTTTATGGGATCCGGTTCCACAATAAAAGCAGCAATGGCGCTGGGGCGTCGGGCCTTAGGTGTTGAGCTTGAGTCAGAGCGGTTTAACCAGACAGTGAAAGAGATAAACGAGCTGGTGGGGAAATAATCTGGTGGCCACGTCAGGTGGCCTTTTTATTTCCATTACACAGCACCCGCATCTGCGAGGTGGGGTTATGAAATCCATGGATAAGTTAACAACGGGTGTCGCCTATGGCACCTCAGCAGGTAGTGCCGGTTACTGGTTTTTACAGCTGCTCGATAAAGTCACGCCCTCACAGTGGGCAGCAATAGGTGTGCTGGGTAGCCTGGTATTTGGCCTGCTGACGTACCTGACAAACCTTTATTTCAAGATTAAAGAAGATAAGCGCAAGGCTGCGAGAGGTGAATAATGCCTCCATCATTACGAAAAGCAGTTGCTGCTGCTATTGGTGGCGGAGCAATTGCTATAGCATCAGTGTTAATCACTGGCCCAAGTGGTGACGATGGCCTGGAAGGTGTCAGCTACATACCATACAAAGATATCGTTGGCGTATGGACTGTATGTCACGGACACACCGGAAAAGACATCATGCTCGGTAAAACGTATACCGAAGCAGAATGCAAAGCCCTCCTGAATAAAGACCTTGCCACGGTTGCCAGACAAATTAACCCGTACATCAAAGTCGATATACCGGAAACAACGCGCGGCGCTCTTTACTCGTTCGTCTACAACGTGGGTGCTGGCAATTTCAGAACATCGACGCTTCTTCGCAAAATAAACCAGGGCGATATCAAAGGCGCATGTGACCAGCTACGTCGCTGGATATACGCTGGCGGTAAGCAATGGAAAGGCCTGATGACTCGTCGTGAGATTGAGCGTGAAGTCTGTTTGTGGGGGCAACAATGAGCAGAGTAACCGCGATTATCTCCGCTCTGGTTATCTGCATCATCGTCTGCCTGTCGTGGGCGGTCAATCATTACCGTGATAACGCCATCGCCTACAAAGAACAGCGAGATAAAAAAGTCAGTGAGCTGAAGCAGGCGACCGCCACCATTACTGACATGCAGCAGCGCCAGCGTTCTGCTGATGCACTCGATGCTAAATACACGAAGGAGTTAGCTGATGCGAAAGCTGAAAATGATGCTCTTCGGCGCAAGCTTGATAATGGTGGTCGGGTGTTCGTCAAAGGAAAATGCCCTGTGCCATCCTCAGCCGAAACCTCCAGCGCCTCCGGCATGGGCAATGATGCCACCGTCGAACTCTCTCCAGTTGCTGGACGAAACGTTCTCGGTATCCGGGACGGAATTATCCGCGACCAAACAGCACTGAGAACGCTTCAGGAATACATCAGGACGCAATGCCTTCGATGATAGCGATAATTTTACTCATCATCCTTCACATCTGGCTCTGTAGACAGGATGGTGATCACTTCTGGAGTGAATCCAGATTAAACATCTCATTGCTAATGCTTGATATTGAGCATCTTGCGCGCGGTAAGGGGCTGCGTTGAGATAAGAGCCAGTCATTACAAATACCAGGATTTAGCCTCGCATTCGCGGGGCTTTTTATTGCCATTACAAAAGCCACTCCCTACAGAGTGGCTTTGATAATGGCTTATACCCTACACGGGATAGCTTAACTGATATCCCTTTTAACGGATAAAGGTATTCAAGCCTGACACATCATGCGCTGTATCGTCGCCGTATTCCCGTATTAACAGAGACCGTAGCCCGACGGGGAACTCCTTCTGCGCGAGTGTGCGGGAATAATCAAAAACGATGCACACCGGGTTTTTACCGCGTTTATGGTTCGCGGGTTTGTCCCTCATGCTCGCCAGTCCTGTGCGGGGGTGGAAGAAACAGGACACTTACACAGATTCTTGTGGGCACGATGCTATGCCTTTCTGGATTATCCCGATGCCATTCATGCAAGGTGTTGTATCAGACGTTCGTCAGAGCTGTCAGGCTGACGGGTCCTCCCGGTGGGGTGGCCTGCCACGGGGCGGGAGCGTCGCGGAAAAAGGCTAGTTTTTGAAATTTCATTCGTCATCACCACCACTGTAATAGATTGATATTACAGTGGTTTTATTTTTACGGTGTCGATTTTGATTGTTTTTTGTTCATCACTAACACCGTTTGCCTAAAGTTGTTCGCAAGATGCATGTTTAAAACATTCTGGAGCGGGTATGGATCGAGAGTTAAAAAATCTGACGCTGAATATCAGTCAACTGGC